CACCACTTCTGCGTGACCGTGTTCATGACGTGCTGCTCATAGGTCAGATCAGATAGCGGCACGTTGAAGATCAGCAGCCCGTCTTTCTGAAACAGCTCTACATCCCATCCGTACAGGTCAGAATTCGCTCTGGTTCGATTGACAACTGCCTCGTGGATCATGCGAGAGAAGGCTGGGACATCAGAAGTACGACCCTCCTGAATTACCGATGCCATCGAAACATAACCGTCTTTGGTCATGAGAATCGAGTCTGCACCGTAATTCGTGTAGCCACGGATACCTAGAGGTTCGGCAGTCAGGTAGCGCCCGACCTGTTCCCAGTATCCAGCGGTCTCCGGGTCGTCACCCTGATAGACTAACACCTCGCCCGTAGAAAACACGAAGACGATGAAATCATCGCGTCCGTGCCCTGCGTCCTGCTGGGTCCACGAGAACACAGTGGTAATATAGCCACCCTGTTGAACAAATGTTCCGAGATCAAACTTCTGCAACTGACCCTGATATGAGCCAGCCTGCGCGTAATAAAAAGCGTTATCTTCGTCCTTCCAGTAATACATCCGTCCTTTGAATGCCACGCACCCGATGAAGTCCGGGGTGACAGGAGGTTCGGAGCCGGTCGTGATCATATCGATCATCGTTGTGCCGTTGTAAATCTGAGCCGTATCGACCCCGTTGCACCAGACCATAATCCCAGCTTCGTCTGCCTTCTGGAAATTCTCCGTCTGCCACTGGTCACTGTTAAAGGTCACTTCAGCGTGAATGATAACCACGCCTGTATCGGTCAGTTCGAAGATGCCACCACCTGATGCGGCGACCAGAGCGCCGTCTGCAATCACAGCAGGATTGAACGATGCGAGGGTATCTACATTTTTCCCTGTTCCGGTGTCCTGATAGATTTCGTAACCTTTCCTCGTGTCAACCCGTCCTGCGCCCGGAATCAGGTTATCGAGGATGATAGCCGCTGTCGGCGGCATGTTATCGAGGCTGTCGTAGGCATTCCATCCCTCGATTGGTGCGTCGATGCTGATTGCTTGCATGAGCTTACCTGTACAGAGGATAGTAAGGCTGGCGAGACTCGATCAGCGACTGGTCCTGAGCCATCCCACCGATGGTCCTGCCGCCCGTATCACGTCCGATTGCAGCATTCATGTCTGACAGGTAATCCTGCTTCCAGTCCTGCCACTGAGGCATCATCTTTGCATGCCCCCACTTCCACTGAATCCCTTTGATCAGAACCTCTTCATCGAGGACAAACAGATCATCATCCTGAACGAAATACTTCTGAGGTACACCACCGGCTGAGACAACTGGGTATTCGGATATGTACGCAAGATTGAATGAATCGCCGAGTTGAGGATTGTAGACCTCGATCTGGTCTCCCATAATCCGGGCGCGGATCGTGCCGCCGTCCGAGTAGGCGCTGAACTTGTACATGTACCAGCGCGACTGTGATGTGGGAAGCTCGATTCGGCGTGACCCGTCTACCTCCCACGCCGAGTCTGGAATCAGATTACTGAAGTCAGCAGGGAGAGCATATGAAGTCTTTGTCCCTGATCCGTCATCTGTCATCGTCCCACCGTTTGTCGTGATGGTGAGGCTGAAATCGTTGATCAGGGTAGACCAGTTGTAGAACTCAAGCACGGAGGTCGCCATCCGGTTTGCAATCGCGACCATCTGTTTGTCGTCTGAATCAGAAGAACCTGCAAAAGCCGTCTTCTCAAGAAAGCCCGACTCACCGAGGACTGAGTTCAATATCTGCTTGAGGTTCAAGCTCATTTTAGTTCCTCCAGACCATATCGACCTTCCAGTTACATGTATCCATACTAACAGGATTCAGAAGCTGATGACGTTGTTCGCGTCCACCCTCGTCGTGCCTTTGGGCAGGTTCTCCGCTCTCTCCGGGTTGTACTCCCGGAACCTCTCGTCGTCGCTCATCGACAGGGTGTTCGAGTCGATGTGTCTCAAGCACATCAGAGAGGCGCTGGACTTCTTCGACGACTTCTTCTTCGATGTTTTCTTTTTTGCTGGCATGACGTTGCTCCTGTAAAACCCTGTGCAGGGTGATTGCTGATTGACGTGCAGGTTCCAGATGTGGCGGCACGGATGCCGTCTCAGCCAGTATACGCACGTCGGACAACCCCAGATCGATCAACTCCTGATAATGAGCCAGATTCAGATTTGGGATAATGCTGATGGGTACGGTTTCCCGGACACCCTGTCGGTTCTGCATGTAGTAAGCGTACTCTTCCGGGTAAGCCTCGATGTCTTTCTTTGTCGCGGCATAGGAAATCTTGTCCGTGACTCCGGGCTGAGTAAGCATGATGTATGTCTGTGGCTCGTAGATTCGCCGACCTGCTTCTTTCGACTTGTCGATCATGAGACGAGCTTTCTCATAGAAGACGGCATTCGCTTTGTGCTGCTTGCCGACAACCATCTCCTCAAGCTGTATATTCGTGTAGTCCTGTGCCATATCAAACTCCTGATGGTGTCCTCATCAAAGGTGAGCGGGTGGACCCGTAAGGGTGGACACCCACCCGCTCTATTCGGGAGAGAAACCCGAAATTACGTGCTGCCGTCCGTACCAATCACGCCCTGAAGGAAACGGGCATTCGTGGTCAGGTTACCCATAGTCCAGTTCGGGATAACGTCATAGTCGGCATTCTCGATCTTGCGCGAATCTTCGGTCGTGAAGAAGCGCTCCGGGGCTTTACGGAAGCAGAGGTACTTCGTGTTCAGGAAGTACATACGTCCAGCACCGGCATTTGTCAGATCGGTTGCACACTGGGCATCATAAACCACAGGGGTTCCGATGAATTCCAGAGTACGGAAACCAGCATCAGCCAGTTTTGCGGAGGTGAAGCGAGCGTTCGCTTGCAGGCTTTCCCAGTACGCAGTGAAGTAATCCGAGTCAGCCATAATCAGATCAGGCTGGTCAGTTCCACGAGTGCAGGCAAGCTGCATTGCGTTCATCGGAGAAAGAACAGTTGCTGCGGTGATGTCAGCAGTACCGAATGCGGCCTGATTCTGCCACCACGGCTCTGCAACCTGATCGATCCCGCCTACCGTGCCAGCGGCTGTCGGGTCGTCCTGAACCAGCAGGCGTAGCCCACCGAATTCCTTTCCACCTTCTGCCAAACCAGTACCGTACAGGGACAAGCCAGTCTTATTTCGCAGACCAGCAATCAGCGCATCGATGCGGCTTTCGGCGATTGAAACTGCCTGCCACTTCTCGCGGTTCATGATCTTCTCTTTGCCAGAGATGAACGAGAAGCCGCCTAACTGTTTCCAGTCATAAACAGCAGCATCGATCACTTCCTGAGAAGTATCAATCGTGAAGGTTTCGAAGCCATCGTAGAACTTCGTCGCCAGTTCGTTGTACAGGCGAGGTGCGGTCAGATCGCGACCTCCGCCTGCATTCTTGATCTTGCCGTTGTCTTCCATCGTGCGGAGCAAGCCGTTGTGATTCGTCACGTTGTCTGCGACGAAACGGTCCCGGTTCCGCAACGTGGTTGTGACAAGTTCTGTAATGTTTACAGCCATCTTGAGATTACCTCGTTGAGTTTATCCGACCCGATTGGCAAGCTTGTCGTACTCACGGTCGAGTTGTTCTTCGACTGTCAGTTCGGGTACGTCTGCCTGCCCTCCGGGAGTGTTCGCTATCACACTGACATCTTGAGCGGCTTTTGCCAGTCCCACTTGCTTCTTACCGGAGGCAGCAGTGCGGATACTAGGATTTAGATTGCAAGCCATCTGGTACGCTTTCGCCATCTGGTCGCGGTAGGGGATCGGTGTTCCAAAGTCGTCAACTCTGGGAATCAATCCGCCTTTCAATAATCCTACTATCGCTGGTGCTACCTTCTCGATGTGAGGGTGGGCTGGTTTTCCGTCTTTCTGTTCGCTGATGAACGACTGAAGGCTCTTTTGAACCTCGCCATACTGAGTTTGAAAATGATGCTGTTTTTGAGCTTCAGACAGGGTCTGTTGAACTTGCTGTCCTGCTCCTGCAACGGTCGATTTCAACTCTTCGATCTGGGCTTTCATCTGGCGCTCGACAGGGGTG